AAACGGTGGACGTGCTGCTTCGCGGGACCATCACCGTCGAGCTGAAAGCGAAGACCGGCCTCGCGGCACGCGGACAGGTCTATGCCGATCCGACTGACGGCGAGCTGACGTCGGTTTCGACGAACAACCTGGCGATCCCGAACGCCGTGTTCACCAACGGGGACTATGACGCGAACAACATCGTTTCCGTCACCGTCCTCAAGAGATCAATGTAACAGGAGGGTGAAGACAATGCCTAAACTTCCTCAGTTCCCGATGCTGTCCGTGCCGACCTCCGACGGCATGCCCAACGTCATGATGATGGACGCTTCGTCCGTATCCGGCGGCATGGCCTTCCTTGTCGGAGAGCTTGAAAAGCGCGACGAAAAGCTGCATGAACCGCTCACCTCGATCACCTGGCCCCGCGACATGCCCGTCAAGACCGGCGGGGGCTGGGTCGATTCCGTCTCCGTCTTCGATGTGTCCTACGCTTCCGAAGGCGGCAACAACGACGGACTGATCGGCGGCGAAACCAACGACCTGCCGATGATCCAGGCCGATATCGGCAAGGATACTTACAAGGTCTTCCAGTGGGGACACATCCTGAAGGTGCCCCTGATCGATCAGCAGAAGCTGCAGAAGATCGGCCGCAATCTCGACGATGTCCTGAATCGCGGCCTTCATCTGGCGCATGACAAGTTCATCGACCGCTGCGTGTACCAGGGCGTTGCGGGCCGCAGCTACGGCCTTGTCAACGATGCGAGCATCACGACGGTGACGGCTGATCCTCATACTGCGGGCGGTTCTGACACCACCTGGGACGACAAAACCCCGGACGAGATCCTCGCGGATATCAACCGTGTGCTGGAAGAAACGTGGGCAGCTGCTGAGTATGACCTGTCTGGCATGGCAAATCATATTCTGATCCCGCCCGAGCAGTACACGAAGATCGTCTCCACCAAAGTCGGCGTGACCGGCGACAAGTCGATCCTGACCTATGTGCTGGAAAACAACCTCGCGCATAACCAGGGCAACGATCTCGTCATTGCGCCGTCCGCCTGGTGCAAGGGCGCCGGTACCGGCGGCGCCGACCGCATGGTCGCCTATTGCAACAACGAGGACCGCGTACGCTTCGACATCACCGTTCCGCTGCAGCGTATGCTGACGCAGGCCAGCGCGGAACACATGGCCTACCTGACTCCCTACGTCACTCAGTTCTCTGAGCTCCAGTGGCCGTACCGGCAGCACGCCATGTATATGGACGGCATCTGAGCGCAGCGAATCGCTGCCGGCATGCGCATGGCGCCGCCAAAAGAGAATACAGGCCGTCGCATGACCGGCAGCGGTCATCTGCTGTTTGTACGAATGGAGCTGATCCCGATCCATCGCATTGAAAAGCTTTTCTGGCATACCTCGATCGGATACGCCGATCATTCAATGGGAACGTTGATGTTATGAATCTGAGCGATGGGGACGTGCCAGTTTCGAAGATACAAAAAGTGAGGCGTTGCCACCCCCGCCAATAAGGGGCAGAGGGGCGCCTCACAAACAAACCATAGCACAAACCGTAAGGGTTTGTTAACCGGGAAAACAACACGAAAGGATGGGCAATTGCATGATCAGGGTATTCAATAATCGCGCAACCTATCTGCTCCGTGCGGAAGACGGGAGCAAAATGATCCTCAAGCCACTGGGGTTCTGCGAAGTGCCGGAGAAATTCACCGGTGACCCCACGTTCAGAATGGGCGTGAAGGCCGGCGTGATCCAGGCCTTCGACGAAGCGAAGCAGGGCGCTGCCATTGAGCGTGCCGCGCACGAGCCAAAGCGCGGCAAGGAGAAGCCTGCGGCGGACGGGAAGCAGGCGGACAAGGGCAGGGACTGACATGCTCTTCGGGATCACCCCGCAGCAGGCGTACGCGATCGCCTCAAACCTTCGTGACGGTGAGAACCCGTCTTTCACCGTCGAGGATTTCCGCACGCTGATGCCCGCATTCTCGGAAGAGATCATCTCCGACGAAACCTTGCAGGCCTATATCGACATGGCGCATGCATCCGTTCGGGAAGCCCGCTGGCACGGCCTGTGGCGGGAAGGCATGCGGCTGTTCATCGCTCACTTTGTGACGCTGCTGCTGATGTCTCCCGACGAGGGGGCAACGAAAGACCAGCTTGTAAACGCGTCAAAAGTAAGCGGGGCCGTCAGCAGTAAATCTGTTGGCTCAGTATCTGTAGGATATGACAATTCACAGGCGACGAGCGACCTGACCGGATGGGCCGCGTGGAAGCTGACGTCCTACGGGGTCCAGTTTGCGACCCTGGCGAAGCTGGTCGGCAAAGGCGGGATGCTCGTCCGTTAAGGGGGGACGCTATGGACGGAATGGATGCGCTGAAAAAGGCCGTGGCTGAACTCAGGAGCATGAAGGTGCTGGTCGGGATCCCTGACTCCGGATCCGGTTCCGGAGGCATCAGCAACGCTGAACTTGCGTTCCTGCACTCGCATGGAAGCCCTGTCAATCACATGCCGGCACGGCCTTTTCTCGAGCCGGCCATCGAAGATCCCAAAACGATGGATCGTATTGCGGAATGCATGAGGAATGCGTTTGAACAGGCGGTTGCCGGAAACCGAGCCGGAGCCGTCGAGGAGCTTCACAAGGCCGGGATCTATGGCGAAAACGCCGCAAAGGACTATTTCGGCAGCGCAAATCTTGCGCCGAATGCGCCGATTACCGTTGAAGGTGGCTGGATGCGCAACCGTGTATCCGGGAAGCCGTTCAAGGTGAAAGGCAAGGGATCGTCCGCACCGTTGATCGATACCGGAAACCTGAGGAGTTCCGTAACGCACATTGTGGAAGGAGAGTGATCCTCATGAGCCTGATGCCGGATGTAACGCATCTGCTGTCCGATCCCGACCTTGGTGCACAGACTTTTGCTGTGACGCGTAAGACAGGGACTTGGGTTGGCGGACGCCTTACGTTTCCGGATGGGAGCGAAGAAACGTTCAATGCGGTCGGGATCATCCAACCGCCATCCCCGGACCATCTTCAATACTTTCCCGAAGGTGAGCGGCGCGAAGGGGAAAAGGTTATCTACACTAAGACGATTCTCCACATGAGCGACAAAGGAAATGTGAGTGATGTGATCACATGGCACGGGGAAGCCTACAAGATCGTGCGCGTTGATCGCTGGGACGACTGGGGATACTGCGCCGCGTATGCTGTGAAAAGATGAGGTGACCCGATGATCCTGACACATACACAAATCGAAGATATATTCTGGCATGTGACGATGATGGTCCTTGGGCTTGATCCGGATTCTTCTGACCAATCGGTCATTAAGAAGGTTCGGATCAGCTGGCCGCTGACTGATGAAGGCAGCAGCGACTGGGATAGAAACGATGACACAGTCTTTTTGCGAGTGGCCCCAGCGAATGAGATGTACGGCGATTTGCACGATATCACGCATGATTACGATTCACAGACAGGCACATTTACGGAGGTCGTGTCATATCACAAGGGCTATCAGGTGCAGTGGGTCTGTTATGGGCCCGGAGCGCAGGATATTGCCGACTGCATACGGATCGGCGTTCTTCGCGAACCGATCAGGGCAATCCTGCACAAGAATGGAATCGCAATCATTCCCAATATCCAAAGTCCCGTCCATGTGCCGGAACAGGACGAGGCTGGATTGTGGTGGAATCGTTGTGATGTGACAGCAAGGTGCTATATCTACACATCAAGAAAATACACCGAAGGAATGATTGATACGATACCAGATATTGATCTGGTCTTAAGGCCAGACACGGAGCGATTCCTGCGTGACGGAGCCGGGAATGTTTCCACGGACGGAAGTGGGGTCGTATTCGAGGAACACATTGAACAGGAGGGTTAATAAACATGGCTTATCTGAACATTGATCCTGTGGTTGATGTTGTCGTGTCGACTGCGGCTGCGGCGACTCCGAGGGACGGATTCAACGTTGGCCTTATCATCGGCAAGACGGTCGGAAACGGCATGTCTGATACGAATCGTACGATTACGGTCACCAGTCTTGCCGAAATGACCGCATCAGGTTACCAGACCACTGACCCGGAGTACAAAGCGGCCGAGATGTACTTTGCGCAAGACCCGGCCCCTGCCAAGCTTGTACTTGGTCTGTGCGTAGGCACAGTGTCCGGGAACGACACGACTTACGAGACTTGGGCGAAAGCTATTGAGGAAGCCCGTGCGTCGAACCATGAGTGGTATACCGTTTACATTGCGGATTCGACCGCGCTTTCCACTGCCGAGATCCAGGCGGTCGCCTCCTATGTGGAGACGATCACAGCCTGCTTCTTCTTCGAGGACGGCACTGCCGCCGACATCACCAACGCGACCACGGACGTCTTCAGCGTCCTCAAGGGGCTGAACCTGAGCCGGACTTTCGGCATGTATTCGACCACGAAGTATGCCGCGGCCGCCGCGATGGGCTTTGCGATGGGCGCGAATGACGGTACGGCAAACAGCCATTTCACGATGGCCTACAAGACGCTTGCGAACGTTGCTGTCGATGACCTGAACGTGACGCAGGTTGGCTATCTCCAAGCCAAGAACGCAAACTATTACGTAATGCGTGGAGCCACGTACACGGTACTTGAAACTGGCGTTGTTGCGTCCGGAAAGTGGTTCGATGAGGTGCTTGGCCTTGACCAGCTTGCATACGATCTCCAGCGTGGCTGCATGGATCTGCTGGCGAAGACCAGAACCAAGATCCCGTACACGGACGCCGGCGCACAGCAGTTTGTCCTCGCCTGCAACGATGTGTGCAAAGAAGCTGCTGTGCGTGGTTTCCTTGCGCCGGGCATCTGGAGGCAGAACACGGTACTTAACCTTGAGAAGGGTGACACGCTTGAGCTTGGCTATATGTGTCAGGCCGTGCCTGTTGCCGAACGCCCCGAGAGTGAAAAGGCGCTGCGCAAATGTCCGCCTCTTTATGTCTGCGTGAACATGGCGGGCGCGATCCATTCGGCTACGATCAAGGTCAACGTACAGTAAGGAAGGAGGGTAAGGAACATGGCGAATTCGGTTTATAGTTTTTCGGACGTTAGTCTTGTGCTTTCGCATCCTGCTGCCGGGATGTGCACCATCACCGGGGAGGGCGTTGGAAGTATCACGGTGACACGCGCTACCGACTCGTCCCAGCACGATGTGGCTGCGGACGGTTCCGTGATGACCTCGAAGATCATCGCGGCGAACGGATCTGTTGCGCTGTCCGTCCAGCAGACGAGCCCTGCGAACATCTGGCTCAAGAAACTGTACGCATACCTTGTGACTGCGCCTACTAACGAGTGGGCTCGGATGAGCGGCGTACTCAAGAATCCTGCGGTCGGCGAAACCATCGACATCAGCGGCATGGCGTTCCAGAAACGCGCGGACGCCGCCTATCAGCAGACTGGCCAGCAGGTTACTTGGAATTTCCTCGCAGACACCATTTCCGGCTGATGAGCGAGAAACGTAACGGGCTTTAACTTGCTTGGCTGGCTGGGACGGGGGAATATAATGTGTACCGACCTTGTAAACACTCGGTTTCCTAACTTGCCAGTAACTTGCTCGTTACTTGTTTGCATCTCATCTGCCAGAGCAGAAGGAGTTCCGGAAGCGTCATGTTAAGGCATGGCGCTTCCTACTTTTTGAAATTCGAGATATCAATCGCCGCAACAGAGTGGCGGTTTTTATATAACAAAAATCAAAAGGAGAGAACACAATGCCTACTAATCTTTTCACGGATGTTTTAATCGGGGACACGACTTATACAATTCGCAAATTTGATGCGAAGACAGGTCTGAAGCTTGCGCGGCTTATCGTAGCAAAGGCTACAAAGTTGATTAATCTATTTGATGATGACAAACCGTCAGGCAAAGGCAAGAAGAAAGCTGCAGACAACGCAGATATCTACCAGACAGTTGGAACAGTGCTTGAATCGCTCAGTGACGAAGACCTTGATATGATTGTTGACAAGTGCCTCAGGGCATGCTTTGTGAAGCTTCCTGCCGGGTTACAGCCCGTACTGGACGAAAACGGAAACTATGGCGTGGAAGGCATCGAGTATGACATGCCGCTTACGCTGAAGCTCTGTTTTGAGGCAATCAAATGGGGAGCATCTGATTTTTTCGGAGACAACGGCTTGGATTTGAGCCGATTAATGAAATCAACTGGGTTGTCGCAGAACCAGTAAATTACGATGCATACCTGTTTGCTCCGGTACAGGATGGCATGTGGCGACAGCACGAGCTTTGGGATGGAACGTATTCCCTTGAAGATTTGCTGGATGCGCATGAAATGCTTGCTGTTCGAGCCGAGAACGAGCGGCGTGCGCGTGTTCAGGCCGAGATAGAAAGCGATATGCGCAGGCATTAAACGAGGCTGAAAGGAGGCCATGCCCATGAATACACTCAGCCGCGCCTTCTGGCGCATGGCGATGAAGGACGAAGATGCAGTCCGCCGCCTGGCGGAGAATGGGCACGGCCTCCGGCAGCTCACCGCACGGATGGTCCTGATCGCACTGGACGCGGAAGAGTGGAAGACCATCAAAGGGACGCATGTGCTGGTTGGGGAACAGGGACAAATCACAGGAGGACCTTCAAAGCTTCGTGAATGGTCCGCAAAGAGTCAGGGCGAAGGTAAAAAACCGGGAAATACCATTGAAAACACCGCTGCTTCACTGCGCAGCCGGATTCAAAACCATTCCGGGAACTGGACTCTTGACGAAACACGCTCGGTTGGTCATGATATAGCGGAAGGAGCAATTCCAAAAGCTCCGGAATACAAAGCAGAAGCGGAAAACAAGGCTGCAGATCTCAGATCGGAAAAGAGCCGACTCAATCAGGAAAACGAGCGCCTGAATGACGAACTCTTTGACGCAATGGTTTCGGGAGACAAGGCGAAGATCCAACGGATAACCGCGGAATTCATGGAAAACAAGGCTCGGCTTGAAAAGGAGATCGATCCGCAGCTGCTTGCGTGCAGTAAGGTCATACAGAACCCGGAAACGTATGCAGTCTATCAGTCTCTGTCCGAGTTGCGCCCCATGGGCGGCGTTACCGAGGACAATGTCATGGAGATGATTACCCCCTCTGCCGGAAGCGATATGATGATCCGGATGCAGCACAGCATGATCGATCCGCAAACAAAGCATGAGCTGGTCAATGGGATGAACGCGATGCCGCAGGATTGGCTGCAATACAGCAAAGACGATTCCGTCGCGCTACGCCCGTTCAGGACGGATGGTCGAGGGCACTATAGCCACTCTAACGGAGAAATCATGCTGAACAGTACGCAGGCCATCGGATCGCACGAAATGGCCCACAGAATGGAAGCCTGCGTTCCCGGCCTGCTGGAACGTGAACGCGATTTCTATAACAAGCGCACTGCCGGCGAACCATTGATACCGCTTGTTGGGAAAGGCTATAAGCCAAACGAAAAGACACGCAAGGACCACTTCGTCAATGATTATATGGGAAAAGATTATGGCGGACGCATCTACGAGCTGCTTTCAATGGGCATTCAGTACCTGCAGACGGATTACCACTCACTGGATGCCGATCCTGAAATGCGTGAATGGATTATCGGTGTGCTTGCGACAGTATAGGAGGAGAATACATGACTGTTATTCGGGCGGAAGGTCCGGCCAGTTACCTGGGAGGCAAGTCATACGGGACACAGAAAATCGTGATATCCGGGGACAGGATGGTCCGGGAATATCAATGCGACGACCCGGACTTTCTGGATTTCGTCCAGTGGCATATCAGGATGGGAGCGGGATGCATCATCAGCCAATCCTGTCCGGAAGCCGGGACCATGCTGCAGGCTTATGCCGCATTGTTCTTCTTTTTCCGGTATGACGACATCACGGTCGAAGGCAGCCTCACGGGCATTGAGGAGTCGGGGACACGATTCGAAGAAACGTCGTCAATCCGGGCGGAGGGTCCTGTCCGGAGTTATTTGCATGGTCTTGAAACCCTTACCGGAACCCGGAAGATCACAATCACAGGCGACAAAAACCTGATGGTTCGGGACATCCGGTGTGAGGACAGGGCATTCGTCACGCTGGTTCGGGCATGTATCGATTCCGCATCAGGCTATATTGCGAACTGCTATCATCCCGATCCAGGCACGATGCTGCAGGCTTATGCGACGCTTGTGTGCATCTTCCGCAATTACGGGGACGTTGAAGCGAAAGGGGATATCGGCTCGATCCCGTATGATCCGGAGTTTGAGAAAAACGGCGGGGTCTATTGAGCGGCCGACATCAAAACAGAAGGGGATCAGGAGGACAGTAGTGGTGAATCCTTCAGCAAGCCTCGTGCAAAGAATCTTTCGAGCCGCGAATCATCTAAAATCATGCATGAAATCAATACTCTGTATCATGCCAGATACGAAGGTCATCCAACGGGCGTCATTACCTCCTATAGCCCTGATGACGGTGAAGCGTATGATTATTACTTTGAATCTCACGGCTTTGGTGAAGTCAACATCTACAGAAAGCGCCGGAACCGGAAATGAGGCGATTCAATGAGCGATGAGGAATTTCGTGGAATACTTTCGGGTGTTCCTGGATCGTATGATGATTTTGTCAACTGCATGGTACGGGATGTCCGCACAGACGAACAAAGGAAAGTGATTGCCGCTTACATCCGTGAAAATCCCGGGTTGAATGCCGGATATGTTCTGAAGTTCTATACGGATCATTTCTGGAACGAGGAAGACGATTACGAAGACGACGACATGATCTATGACGACGACGGCAACGAGATCGGCCGTTACGGGGATTTGGTCAGGGACGGGAAATGGCCGCCCTGTTGAGCGTTGACAAATAGCGAAGCGAACCGCTGCTCCGAAAGGGACGGCGGTTTTTTCATACCGGGCTCTGACGGGCGGAGGGAGTGATCTTCATGGCAGACACCATCAAGGATTATCTGATCGGCATAGGTTTTCAGGTCGACGACAGCGGCGCGAAACGGGCTGAATCATCCATCGGGAATCTGGACGAACTCGTCCGCGCCTTGTATGACGCGATCCAGCAGGGCGTCGACCAGCTCAAGGCGTTTTTCGGTGAGATGAGCAGTGGCGCGGCTTCGTCCGACAAGGCCGCGGCTTCCGTGGACACGCTGGCCAACAGCGGGGACAAGGCCTCCGATTCGATGTCCAGGGGCGCGAAGTCTGCCGCGGAGCTGTCGAAATCCACGGAAGAGACCGGAAAATCCGCGGACAAAGCCTCGCAGGGCCTGTCCAAGGCCAACAGGGAAGCCTCCCTCAGCAACGCGAAGAAGGGCTCAAGCAACGTCAGATCGCTTGAAGCCCAGCTCCGAAAGGCGACCGGAACGCTGAAGAAGTTTATCAACATGGCGGCGACCTACCTGATCGGAAGTTCGATCAAGTCGGCGGTTTCTCAGGTGATCAAGTTCAACGAAGGGCTTGCCGAAAGCGCGAAGAAGCTGCGTAAGTCCATTGAAGACACCCGTGCCTACAATGTCGCGCTTCAGGCGATGGGAAAGACGGCGGACGAGATCAAAAAGAACAAAACGCTCCAGACGCTCTTCAATGATCTTCAGACAATCGGAAAACAGATGGCTCTGCCTGAGGCCGCGCAGGGCGTACGGGCAATCGACGATATCCGCGACGAGCTGATGCGTCTGCGTGTTGTGGGCACGTATGCCATGCAGTGGATCTTTTACAAGATCCAGACCGTTGCGGAGGGGCCGCTCAAAGACATCCAGAAGATGCTCAGAAAGGCTCGTGAATGGTTCTCAGGAAACATTGAGAAGATCGCCGGAGGCATCGCGAAAGCGTTCCGGGAAGTTTCACATGTTTTTGCTTCTGTCATCCAGTTCGTACAGCGGATTCTTGGATGGATAAACAAGCTGCCTCCGGGCGTGAAACTTGTTGGAGCCGCAATCCTTGCTGTCATTGCGATGATAAAATCCAAGACGGTTCTTGTAACCGCAATCATAGCACTGATACTTCTGCTTATCGACGACTTCATGACTTATCTGGAGGGCGGCCAGAGCCTGTTTGGAGACTTCTGGGGCAAACTAATCGAATGGATCAATATAGCTAAGCCATATGTTGAAGATTTTATTGAATACTTTGAAATAGGTGTACAAGCAATCGTAGATGCGATTGATTGGCTTTGCAATCTACTTGGTACTGATGCGATACTTGCCATTGGTTTGGTTGGCGCTGCTCTTTGGGCATTGTCTGCAAATCCGATCATTCTGATTATTGCTGCTGTTGTCGGGTTTATTGCGCTTCTTGGAGCTGTGGTCAAACACTGGGATGAAATCAAAGTTGCAGCAGAGTATGTGTGGGGGTTAGTCAAGGACTGGATCATAGGTGTTTGGGACAGCGTTAAAGAAACTTGGGACACAGTCGCAGATTGGTTTGCAGGTATATGGGATGCTATTAGCGAGACTGCTCAAACTGCATGGAATGCTGTATCGGACTGGGTAATCGGAGCATGGGAAGATATTGAGAATACATGGAATACAGTGACCGGCTGGTTTACAGACATATGGGATACAATCAAATCTGCGGCAGAAACAGCATGGACATCTGTTGCGGACTGGGTCACAGGTGCATGGGAAACGATTCAATCTGCATGGGAATCTGTGGCAGGGTGGTTTTCCGATTTATGGGAAGGCATCAATTCCAGCGCGGAAACGGCATGGGGTTCGGTCTCTGATTTTGCTTCCGGAGCATGGGAGAGTATCAAGGGCGTCTGGGAAACCGTTTCGGGATGGTTTGCAGACATGTGGTCATCCATACAAGACAATCCAACGCTGGCTGGAATCGCAGATGTTGTTTCTGCACCATTCAAGACGGCGTGGGAACTGGTTTCCGCGGTCTGGGATGCAGCGACCGGATTCTTTACAACGATTTGGGGATTGATTACCGGAGACGCTACGCTTGCGGATGTCTGGAATTCTGTATCGTCACCGTTCGCAGATGCTTGGGAAAGCATCAAGGAGATCTGGGATACGGTTGCCGGGTTTTTCAGTGGGATTTGGGAATCAATTCAGAGCAACTCATTGTTGAGCGGACTTGTCGATACGGTATCCCTACCGTTCAAAAACGCCTGGGAAGCGATTCAGGCTGTCTGGGAAGCGGTAACCGGCTTCTTTTCAACCCTGTGGGGCGCAATCAACGGAGACGCTACGCTTGCGGATGTCGTAAACGCTGTTTCACAGCCGTTTGTGGACGCATGGGAGAATATCAAGACGAATTTTGCAGCTGTCGGTCAGTTTTTCAGCACTCTCTGGACGTCCGTAAAGAATAATCCGACCCTGACTGGAATCGTCGATACGGTATCTGCGCCTTTTAAAGACGCATGGTCGGCAATACAGACCACCTGGAATGCTGTGAGCGAGTTCTTTACAGACCTTTGGTCCGGAATCACCGGCAGTGAAGGCCTTTCTGGGATTGTCGAAGGCCTGTCGAAACCGTTTACGGATGGATGGTCCGGGATCCAGACGGCTTTCAGTACCGTGCAGTCGTGGTTCCAGACGAATGTGCTTGACAAGATTACCGGCATTTTTGACGGTATCGGAGAGACCTTCAGGGGAATCGCAAAAAACATCTGGGATGGCCTGACCGGTGGTCTCGGCGATATGGTGGAAACCGTCAAAGAAACGGTTAAGGGATTCTTCTCGAGCGTCTGGGACGGAGTCTTGAACTTTTTCGGAATCCATTCGCCAAGCACACTGGCGGAAGAAGCTGCCCAGAACGTTATGGACGGCTTCAGCCAGGGTGCCGAAGGCAGAACCGGCACGGTAACGGAAAAGCTCAAAAGCGTTTTTTCGACGATCTGGGAAGGTGCGAAATCCGTCTGGGACAGCGTGACCGGATGGCTTGGGAAACTGTTTGGATGGGGTGGAAAAGGGGAACAAGCTGCTTCCGAAACCACGGAAGGCGTGAGCGAGGCTGCACAGAATGCGCGTGATGAGCTGGTCACTGCGTTCGAAGGCGCGGACGGTGACGTGGCAGCTGTCTTTGAAACGATGCGCGAAGACAGCGAATCAGCTGTCAGCAATATGCAGACGGGGATCCACAAATCCATCGAGGAAATCAAGAATGATTTCTCATCCCTCCGTTCCGCGATTGAAACAGCGCAGAAGAAGCTCGAAGCGGCATTCCGGGCGATTTCGGCTGCCGCAAAGCGTATGCGCCGGGAAGTTGTCAATACGATCCGTGGTATGAAGTCAGAAGTGGTCAGCGCGTTTACTTCCATGGTCAAAGGCATTGATGAGCAGATGCAGAAAGCGACATTATCCGTCAATGAGCAGGTTAACCAGATGATCGCTGCCCTGAATCGTCTGCGCACGAGCTTCACGGTCACCGTCACGCCTCAACAGGCGTTTGGGTTTGGCGGCGTTGTCAGCACGGAAACAAGGGCTGTTGTCGGCGAAGAGGGCAAGGAGTATATCATCCCTGTCAAGCACAGGGAGCGGGCTATCAGCCTGCTCCAGAACGCTGCGGCAGACCTTGGGATCAGTGCGGATTCGCTTCGCGGTGCGTCCGGAATGATGGGAGGGAATGCGGAGTTCAACCGCACTCCGTATTATGCCGCTTCGGGCAACGTAACAAACAACCGTTCTGTCAGCAACAGCAACACCGTAAACGCTCCGGCAACGATCAACGTGTACGGTACTGATCCCGTATCCACGGCCCGAAATGTTTCGCGGAATCAGGAACGGCTGGTTCTCAGGAACATGAAGTCGATCTTTGCCTGACAAACCGGATATCCTGAACACGGAACAAGGGCTGCTTCAGCTGCGAAGCGGCCCTTTCATTGTCCAGCAAGGAGGAAGGACTGTGAATCGACTCAATCGTGCCTTCTGGCGCATGACGTTGAAAAGCGAAGCAGAAGTCAGGAATATCGCGGCTGACGAGCATGGGCTCCAAAAGCTTTGCGCCAGGATGGTGCTGCTGGCTTTGGACGCGGCGGAGACTGCAAAAGATTTTCCAGGTCAGAAGCGAGAAAGGAATGGACAGTTCGGAGAAGGAAAGAAACCGGGGACCTCATCCTACTCTGCCGGCGTGCACAAAAGTGAAGCTGAGATCCGCAATTACCTGTCCGGGAGTCCTACGATCAACCAAAGGGAAATGAATAAACATATCGAAGGTACTGGTGAGTACCGGAAATACCTGCATAACCGGCTTGGCAAAGGGTTGCCTCCTCAGGGGTATTTCGATTCGAAAGATCAGAAAGCGGTAGAAAATGAGGTGATTGAGAAACTGAAGTGCGGGAAGTACGAGCTGGCAGAATCCCGTGGAGGTACATACCGGGCAGTTGTATACCTTGATTCAATCCGTGGAACCACATATAATCAAAATAATGAGCAAATCAAGACAGGACGCGTCAAAGTCGCTGTTTCCGAAAAAAACGGAATTCATATATTTCCGGATAAAGAAGGAGAATAAGACGATGCTGCTTAAAAAGGGTGAACGCCCGATTGATCGATGGAAATATCTTGAAAGGAACTTAACGCGTGGAACCCGCTATGAGTTTTTCTTTTATGACGGCGATAGGTTTGAAGCAGATTATTCATATATCACAAACGGAGAAGACGATGTCGAGATGTATATCAAAAACATAAAGGATAAATCGCCCAACCCACAATATGACGGATATAAAAGTTTGTTTATCGGCATCTCTGATCTTGCGGAGATCCGGCCGGCCTGATGACATCACTGGAGAATTCAATCATGTGATTGATTTCATGAAGGTAGCGGTTACTACATGTTGACAATAGGATGTCAGTCCACTATACTCGCCTTGCAACTGAAAAACAGTTACAAAGGAAGGAGGGGGGAACAATGTGTCAAAGAAGGACAAGCTAATTGAACGGTTTAGGAGCATTCCAAACGACTTTACATATAGTGAAACAGTTGTGTTGCTCAGAAACTTTGGTTATGAGGAAGACAGTAACGATGGGTCAAGAAGATCCTTTGTTCATTCTGAAACAAAACATGTGATTTATCTGCATGAACCACATCCGGGAAGCATAATGAAAAAATACCAACTAAGAGATATTTATCAGATATTGAAGGAGCAAGGATACTTGTGAAAGGGAATGTTTTGGAATATAAAGGATACTCTGCTGCTGTTGAGTATTCTGTTGAGGATAAAGTTTTGCACGGGAAAATTGATGGAATCAATGATCTGGTTGATTTTTGTTCTGAGGATGTATCGAGCATTGAGGATGAATTCCATAAAGCTGTTGATGATTACCTGAAGCTTTGCGAACAAATCGGGAAGGAGCCTGAAAAGACTTATTCAGGGACCTTTAATGTCCGCATCAATCCCGAATTGCATAAGAGAATCTCGATTCAGGCAGCTCACAATCACTGCTCACTGAATGCGGAAGTTGAAAAAGCTATTGAGTGTTATCTGGATCGTTCCGGGAACGGGATACAGTGTGAATTGGCAATTAACGGTGAGAATATAACTGAATGGCAGCCGCGTGTTATTCGTGGTACATGGAACGGAGGAGAAGAAAATGGATTCAATTTTTCAAAGCAGGGCCAGATGGCTCATACGTTCAGTTGATTACCATACCTTGCCGTACGAATCGGAAGAAGAGACAATCAATGTAAATATAACGCCATCCGATAGTATAAAGATTGCCAGGCGCAACTTGAAAGAATCCGTGTTCATTATTACGCGCTCGCTGGTGATCGAACCCGTTAAGGTGTTTGAGATGAGCGTTGAGATGCAGGTTGTGATTGGGTTTTCAGACGATGCGGATACTTCAGAACTAAGTGATAATGAGGTTATTCAGGCTTTTAAGAAAGACTGTGTCGGAATTCTGAACGAAATCATGGCAAGGACTTCATTGATTATCTCCGAGATAACAGGTGGAAGTGGACAATCACCAGTTATAACACAACCTCAGTTTTTAGAATAATAACATTAGCAGCTTCAGTTTAGCTGCATTTGCCCCTCCGGTCAACTGGGTGGGGCTTTTTTTGTGCCACGACTCAGGAAGGAGGGAACATTATGGCTGTTTTGATCGACAGCCCGACTTACGGGCAGTTTGCCTTTGACGCGGTGTTCAGCATTGACCACTCGGTGCAGGCGACCGTGACCCAGCACCCGGTACAGGTCGGGGCGGCGATCACTGACCACGTATTCATGAATCCGGACAGTGTACAGCTTGATATCGGCATGAGCGACGCGGTGTGGAACGCCGGACCGGATCATTCGGTCCTTGCGTACCAGCGCCTGCGGGAGATCATGGAGAAGCGGGAGACAGTGACGCTGGTCACGCGCCTGCGGACGTATCCGGATATGATCATCGATTCGATCTCCGTTCCCGAGGATTTCAAGACGATGTATGCGCTTAAGGCTTCCGTATCGTTCCAGCAGATCAGGATGTCGAATGTGAACGTCCTGCTCGTGCAGCAGGAGGTGTCAGGCTCAAAAACGGGGAGCAAGGCCACGCCGCATCCGCCCAATCCGGACGACGATTTCGGATCGGAGCTTGAAGGCTCGACGGCTTCCAAAAAGAAGACGAAAAAAGAAAAATGGGCGCCGGACGACCCAAAGGACGATCCGAATATCAGCACGCTGAAAAGCTGGTTCAAAATCGCTCCGGCAGACAATGCCGGGCCTGTGACGACTACGGGGCTTTTCGGACAGGCGCGCGATCGTGTTACTTCACTGGTCAACGGATTCACCAAATGATTGATCCCTGTGGACTGAGGAGCGGAAGGAGGAGATGCTTTTTGAGGCCATTGGTTCGCGCCTTCTTGCGCATGGCGATGAGGGACGAAGATGCAGTCCGCCGCCTGGCGGAAAATGGGCACGGCCTCCGGCAGCTCTGTGCAAAAATGGTTTTGCTTGCTCTGGATGAGGCCACTCACACAGAAGACTTTCCCGGACAGAAACGTGAAACGAACGGAAGGTTCGGGAAAGGAACGATGCCCTGAAGGAAAAGTTCGCCGGAGGCTTCAAAGCGTGGTACAATCAAAAAGCCGAAACAGCGGATCCCGAAGGACAGCAGCGGCCGTTCCTATACAATGCCGCGCGCCGGGAATATGACGGGGCGTGAAGCCTCAAAGATCGGGCATGAGATCAATACGAACTACGCAAAATATAAGGGGAAAGAATTATGTTTGCACATCAGTTATAATCCGGATAATGGGCAGGCATATAATTATCTGTTCGAGAATCATGGATTTGGTGAATACAATTTCTTCAAAAAGGTTCGGAACAAGAGGTGACAGGATGAGGATCTCCGACGAAGCATTCATGGATATTCTGAAGGAAGTACCGGGATCGTATGACGACTTTGTCATCGGCCTTACAGATTTCCTATCCAAGGGCGAGGAACGCGAACAGATGGTTCGGTTCATTTCCGGGCATCCGCAAGCGGGTTCATCGGAGGTGATTCGGTTCTTCGTTGAAAACTTCCTGGACCTTGACGATTACGAAGACGACGACATGCTCTACGACGACGACGGCAATGAGATCGGCCGTTACGGAGACCTGGTCAGGGACGGAAGATGGCCTCTTTACGCGTCCCGGGACGGGGAAGCGGAGGACGGATCCGAAGGGCAGGAGGGACCGCCTGCCGGGCAATAGGGGATCCACGCCCGTGATTCTTTTGAATCCCGTGGATCCGGTGAGTACAAAATGGGACGCCGCCCATCGGGCCGGCGTTTTTTTATATCCGAAAACAGAAAGAAGGTGATCCAATGTCCTGGCATACGATCCCGCTCAGAACGTACCCGGATCAGGAATTTACCGTTGCGCCGGAAGTGAAGGGCGTCAACATTTCGCTTCGACTTCGATTGCGATATAACACGGAGGGACAGTTCTGGCACATGGACGTCATGGACGGCTACAGCGGGAACGTTCTGGTTTCTGGAGTACCGCTTGTCACCGGGGAGTACCCGGCCGCTGACATCCTTCGCCAGCATGCCTATCTCGGTATCGGAAGCGCGTTGATCGTGAAGGCAACGGAGGTGAAGGATGGCAGGATCTCGGACATCCCCGGCCTGGCAGACCTTGGAAGTGAATACATACTTGTCTGGGGGGATGCGGAATGAGCGACGAGATCGTCGACAGCGGTGCGACACAGTATTATGCCGATCAGTATTACCGGCAGTTCATGCGGAAGTGCCGCATCATGGTGCTTCCGAGCGACACGGGGAAAGCTTACGACGTCTCGGACCTGCGCTGTACGTTCAACATTGAGAAAGCACTGTCGGAGACGCCGAACTTCGCCCAGATCTGCATCTACAACACGTCCCTTGAGTTCCGGAGCATGGTATCCGCGAAGGGCGGTGAAGTGACTGTGGAAGCCGGATATGAGGGCGGCACCTTCGGAATGATCTTCCGGGGACGGATCGTCCAGGTCATGTTCGACTACGAGGGAGGCGTGGATACCGTACTGACGCTGATCTGCCAGGACGGGGACGTATTTCTCAACTCGCAGATCATCATGGGCACGATGGCGGCGGGCAGCACAGGCGCGGACGTGGTGAACGCCTGCGCCCAGAAGATCGAAAAGGGCGTGATCTCGGATGCGGTGCAGACGCATCCGCTTCCGAGGGGAAGGGTGTTGTTCGGGAAGGCTGCGGAATACGTCCGCCAGGTCACGCATCAGACGAACACGCAGATGTACGTAGACGACGGCGTGCTGAATGTCGTTGCTTCACGCGATTACGGGAATGTGATCATCGAGCTTCATCCGGACAATGCGCTCCTTGGGGAACCGTCCCAGACGGACGACGGGGTCAGCGCAAAGTGCCTGCTCAATCCGTCCATGCGGCTCAACAGCATCGTGTTTATCAACTCTGCCTTTATCAAAGCAAAGGCCGCTTCGCCGACCGCGGACAACGGTGCGTTCGGCATGGTCGAGTACAGCCGCAACGGACTTTACCGCATTCTCAAGATCACATACGAGGGCGATACGCGCGGGGAGGCGTGGTACTGCAATTTCGAGGCTATCGCGCAGGACGGGCGAAGCCCGGCGGGAGCAAACACGTCATCTGAAGAGCTGTATGACCTGAATGAAGAGATGTATGACGCCCCGTCTTCTGGTTCTTCCGGGGGCGGCAAGACCACACCTGGCAAGCAGACGCCTTCGGACAGGAAGAATACATCGATGGCCTATGATCTGTATCAGGGCATTGCGAACATCTGGAGGGGAAAAGAATGAGAAGCGTAGACGAACGGACATCGGACCTGAACACGACGATCCGCGAGGCAATGGACAATGTGTCGAGCAATACCCGTGTGTCGAGTCCCGGTATTGTGACGGGATATAACCCGGTTGCAGGAACTGTTTCCGTACAGCTTTCGGTACGAGAGAAGGTCAATGTAAACGGCACGACTCAGGATATGAATGTACCGATGCTTGTCGATGTTCCGCTGTGCATGCCGAGGGGCTCCAAGTATATGCTGGCATCCACTCCGACAATCGGAGATGAAGTACTTGTAGTGTTTGGAGACAGGTGCATTGATAGCTGGTGGCAATCGGGAGGAGTGCAGAATCAGGCTGATAGCCGAAAGCACGACTTGTCAGATGGATTTGCGATTCTTGGCCCGTGGAGTCAGAAAGAACGGCCAGACCTTGGCACGATGCCTCTTGAGGGAGTGCGCTTGCAAAATGCAGATGCAGGTGCGCATGTGTGGATTAAGGAGGGAAGTACGATTGTCATCAGCGCGGCTGGCGGAATCAACAATTACGGACAAGTGCTGATCCAGGGCGAGGACGAGAATGTATATATTAAATTTAACGGTCATGATATTGAAGTAAAATGTGAAAACCTGAAGGTCGAGACAACGGGTAATATTTCACTTGATGCGGAGAGCAACATTTCAATTCACGCTCAAAGTGATATTGCTATTGAGTCTGAATCCAGCATGTTTATAACGGCTCCTGAAATCAGCCTTCATGGTACTGTTTTGGTTAATGGGAACGATATTGAACAGCATGTGCATGCAAGTCCGCACGGCGGTTATACGGGGGTGATGACGTACGCATGATAGCGCAGTATGAGACTGACTTAATTGTCCGCAAGATGGACGAAAACGGAGACAGCGTGTTTGGGAATGGACGATCTGATTTTTTGTCGGGGATCGATGCGATGCGCCAAGTATTGCAGACACGGCTCAATGTTTCGGCCGGAGAATGGTGGGAGGGAGACGCGACTGCAATTCCATACATGGGAGGCATACTTGGAGCATATTCGACAGAGCGCAATCGTGAGCTGATTGATTTAATGGTGGTTGAGCGCATCCTCGACACGGTTGGCGTTGTTTCCGTTTCTGACATCACATCCTCATACAACGGGAGAGGATATCACTTTAAGTGCACAGTCACAACAGTATATGGAGCAACGACTGCGGAGGTGACGGCATGAGCTATTTCAAGCCATACATCGATGTAACCGGGTATCATTATCCGACATACAACGATATCCTTGGAGAGCTTATCAATGATATGCAGACAATATATGGTGCTGGCATATACTTGGGAAGCGATTCACAGGATTATGAGTTGCTGTCAAAGTTTGCGGAGAAAATCTACGATACGTATCAGGTGTGCGAGGTTATTTACAATAGTCATAGTCCGGCAACAGCCATCGGCACTGGGCTTGATAATATCGTTGCTGTCAGCGGCATTTCTCGAAAACAGGCAACACGTTCAACGGCGGTTGTTACGTTGACGGGTGCGGCAGGAGCAGTTATCGAGAATGGAGCGGTTGCCGACTCGGCAGGAGTCATGTGGGACTTGCCGGAGTCAGTTGAGATTGGCGAAGGCGGTGCAGTGACGGTAGAGGCTGTTTGTCGTGAATATGGCGTTATTAGCGCACCAGCAGGAACGATAACACGCATCATGACACCAACGCTTGGATGGACGAGCGTAACCAACATTGCAGATGCATATGTTGGAACCGTGGTCGAGACGGACAGCGAACTTCGAGCCCGTCAGGTGCGTTCTGTAGCGCTTCCGTCTCGTTCGGTTCTCGACAGCCTTATTGCGGCATTGCAGCTCATTACTGATATTGGGCGGGTCGAAGTGTATGAGAATGATACGAACAGCACGGATGCGAACGGCATCCCGGCGCATAGCGTTTGTGCTGTAGTTGAGGGCGGCGCGGATGCGGAAATCGCTGAGACTATTTTCATGCGCAAGGGGCTTGGATGTGGAACACACGGCACGACCACTGTACCCGTGGCAGATGATTCAGGAGTGTCGCACAACATCAAATTTGAACGGCTCGGATATGTAGATGTGGACATCCAGATCACTCTTACGAAGCGCGACGGATGGTCTGATACGATCCCGGACAAGATACGCACGGCAATCGTTAATTATCTTGACACATTTGCTATCGGCACAGACCTGACGACATCAATCATTTGGATGGTCGCGCAGACGGTCAACGAAGACATTCGATTCCCTCAATTTTCGATCACGCTGGTAAAAGCGGCAGAGCACGGAGAGACACTCAGCACTGCCGATGTTGAGATTGGATTCAACGAGACGGCCAGAGGACGCGCTACGAACATTGACATCGTCATATCGACCTGAGGGAGGAGGGGTTGAATGGCAGAACCGGACATCCAGAGATACTTGGACGGTATTGAATCACAGCACAAATTGCGACCACGTTACATGGCACATGTGACTGCATTGCTTGAAAAGGTAGACGGAGCGACAGCGGCGGCATCAGACATGCTGACCGCTTTTTTTCTGGATACGGCAGTCGGCGACCAGCTTGACAAGCTTGGTCTGCTGATCGGATTTGGGAGAACAATCAACATCGAAGGAAGCCCGTATTACGGCACTGTGCTTACGGATGACCAGTATCGCACGATGCTTTATGCAAAGATATTTGCGAATCACTGGGATGGGTCGATTGAGCATTTCAAGTCGATTTGGGACCAGACGCTTGCGAATGTTCTGGAAGCGCATTATGTGGACAACATGGACATGACAGTGACCATTGTTGTAGACGGCATTGTTTCCGATTTGTTGCTCCATTTGATACCGGGAGGGCATCTCGTCCCAAAGCCGATGGGCGTTCGCTACAAGGTTCTGAATCGGGAGCCAGTATCTGGCGGCACAATACAGATGTATGCTGGCGCGGCGATTTTCAGCGAAGAATCCGGCGAGATGGAAACAGACAATCCAGATATCGATGCGATGGATTTTCTTGGAGATGGAGCCGGGAATTATCTTGCAGACGGTCGGGATATTGTATTTTTCGAATAGCGAAGGAGGGAAGACATGTTTTCAGTTGCGCCTGTAATAACGGAGACTGGCAAGACGCTTCTTTTGCGTGCTGCCGGAGGAGAACAGATCACGTTCACAAAGTTTCAGGCAGGGAGCGGAGTGCTTGATACGGGGGAGACACCTGAGACGATGACGGCTCTCAAAAATGTTGTTCTTTCGAATATTCCGCTTATCAAAGCCGAAGGCACAGAGGACGAGGGCTTCATCGAGGTGACAGGACGCTTTGACAATCAGACGGATGTGACGCAGGACTTCCGATGGACAGAGCTCGGCCTGATTGCTGAAGATGAGGATGGGCACGAGTATCTCTATGCATATGGATACGATGATGAATATGCCGACTTGATAAAGGCCGGGGCAAGCGATGTGGTAACGGAGCAGACGATCAACGTAATCGTTGCGATAGGTGACAGCGAGAATATCACGGTTTGGGTGCTTCCGCATGATGCATATGTTACAACGGAGGATTTTCAGGCGCATCTTGCGGCGACAAATCCGCACAACGTGACATATTCTCAGGTTGGAGCTGCGGCGGCAAATCATACGCACAGTGCATCAGAGATTACGAGCGGCACTTTCCCGATTGAACGAGGCGGCACTGGCGTTTCAACTTATGAGGCGTTGATGGCGTTACTCGGCATCAACTTTGTATTCGGCGAGTTTACAGGGAATGGCTCGACAAGGAAGGATATCTCCATTGGATTCCAGCCAGCGAAGGTTTGGATATTCATGGCTGGTTCCGGGTACGACCAAGGCTATGTAGTGCAAGGCCATCCTGCATCCGATAACTGGAGGATAGCGGCCATAAACGGAGCCTATTACTTTGGCTACCAAGAAAACATTTACCCAACGATATATCGCGACCAGCCAATATACGGAACATGTGATGCCAACACATTGCTTTCTCGTGGCTATGGAGGAGCGGCAGTGATTGTGGACGGATTCGCTGTAGGATATCACCAGAACTACATGTCATGGATGAATCGGGATGGGACCAAATATCTCTACGTTGCGTTCAGGCCCTGAGGAGGTGAGCAATAATGGCCATCAACAAAATTACCGAAAAGGCGGTCGTGGAACATCCTGACGATGACGCATACGTGCTGATCACGCAGGAGGTCACGGTCGGGGGACAGACCTATGAGGATGTGCGCCGGGTCCCGATCAGCGAGATCGGGACAGGCGGCGGAGGCGGAGGCGGCGCTGGAGCCGCTCCGTATGATCCGACAACGACCTACGCAGTCGGGGAATACTGTTTGTATCAGGATAATGTGTACCGTTGCAAAACGGCGATCGAGACGCCGGAGGCGTGGAACGCCGCGCACTGGACACAGGTATATGCAGTCGGACTTGAGGTGGTGAGGCTTACATGATCTATTTGGGACGTGACCCGGTCGGAATCGCAACTTACAACCCAGTTTCGCCTGAGGAATGGGTAAAGCCTGATGCGTGGCCAGACATTGAGGCATTGCCTGTGCCGAGCGGAAATGAATCTCGCGTTTATTACCTCTACGACTGCACAACGCCAGTGCGATACGCAGGTTTCAGCGGGTGTACCAGCGGCACAGATGTGGCAATCGCGTCCTATGTAAACGGGACACTTTCGGCGTTTGACAGTTCCGCGATGGAAGTGGATGGAGGGAGTCGTTACATCAGGTTACCGGATGACTGCGATTACGCTGTTGTGCGTGTAGACGACGGCGGGAAATACGCCTTTGCGAACAACAGCAGTCGGGGACTATACAGTCAGTCAAACAATCATGGAGGCAATCAGCCGTGCCTTTGGATGTACGGGAAAATCTACAAATCAAGCCAAGATAGTGTCTATGTGAACCAGAGTGCTGGGATCGACCCGCTGACGCTTCAGCGTGTACGACTTGAACTTACAAACATGGGGATCGGTTATGGTTTTCTTGCCAGTCCACTGAAATCGCTGATTCTAAACGGAGGAGATTTCCATGGAGAGGGGCTGTTATGGACTGGAATCACAGTCGCAATCAGAACCGAGGGAGACATTATCCTGCGGAACGCACGGACAGACCAGACGGTACTGTTTGGGGTGGGAACAAACTGCAGGAATTGTGACCTATCTGGCCTGATGGCGGATGGAGGAAAAATCGGATTATCCACCAGATTCCAAAACAATCGGGGAATTACATCACTTTTGCTCAGGACAAACGGGCTCAAAATCACAACAATTCAAAATGCGTTTAACGGATGTGTAAACATAAAAACGATTGACATGACTGGATGCGACTTGTCGGAATGCACAAACACTGGAGGAGCATTCTCATCCTGTTACGCGCTGGAGAATCTGAATCTCGGAAGCGGACTGACGATTACGACAGATTTGACGAATTGCCTATTGCTAACGCATGACAGCTTGATGACGGTGATCAACGGGTTGGGGACGGCTTCGTCAGGTGCGCAGTTAAAACTGTCGGGGGCAAGCAAGGGACTTTTGTCAGCGGATGAAATTGCCGTGGCGACAGGAAAGGGGTGGACAATAGCTTGAGTAGGCTTGGAAAAATCGTTTATCTGAGCGAGGCACAGTTACAGACACTGTTTGTGAATGGGAGCGTCACGGTCGAGGGGGTGACAATCAACTACTCAGACAGTGACATCTACGTAACGCCCGCGAGTCCGACATCGGAAGTGTCCGTCATCACACCAGAGAGCGGAAGCACGTTCAACCTCTCGCCGTGTCCGGCAACGTACAATTTTGGTGAGTGCGCAGAATTGACTGTGACTGTAACGCCGCGGTCACAATATCATTTCATGTTTACCTGCCCCAGCAGCGCGGCGACCGTACTGACGATCAACGGGATTACAGGCACGACCGGGGATACGACACTGGAAGCCGGGGCGACTTATGAAGTCGATGTGTGGGCCGGGATCGCGCTGTATCGTAAGGTCGAGGTGACGGTGTCAACATGAACGACAGCATGATGATGAGGAGGAGGGAAATGCTTGCGCCAAAGATACAGGAGATCCTTGGCGAATTCACCGCCGGATACGCGGCGACGCTTATCCCGGACAGTACAAGCGAATGGGTGATCACGCACAATCTTGGGGTCATGCCAAAATTCGTGTCTGTAGTGATGGTTGGAGAACCGACAATCAACAATTACGGCATCTTCGCGGTTTACGAACTGGATGTGCCGGATATGCAGAACGACAAAACCGGGTTCATGGCGTATCGATACCATTACAACAATGCCGTTTCGACAGACAGGAGGCTTTTGCCAAACACGACATATTTCGACGCAGACAGCACGCAAATAACATTGAAGCCTGTCTATAGTGTAGGCCGTTCGCCGTGGGACACGGGAACTGCCTATCATGTGCAGGTTTACGCGTGAGGAGGCGAAAGGTATGATCGGTGATTTAAGTCTGCATGCAGTTGTGACAGTGACGCCTGAAAGCGACCTTAACATGCTGACTTGTGTAAATCCGCTTGGAATCGTCCCAAAGCTTGTGCGCATACGATCCGGCGATCATCCAATCGGAATGTTTGACTTTGCGGCAATTCCGGAAGCTGGGGCAGGAGGATACGTGTACCAGGGGAGTGATGCAGCCCAACCGTGGAGCTTGGTCTCGGAAGAACCTTCAAATCCTCGACAGTTCAGGATGACCGAATCAGCAATCGAGATTCAGCGCGGGTCGAGCGCCGCAGGGAAATGGAAAACCGGAAGCACGTACACGATTCACATTTACGCATAAAAAGGGAGGTAGAATCATGGCAATCTATTACGCTCAGAGGAAATCGATTAAAAACGGACAACCCATTACGCCCAACAATCGCTACGGCGAACGCGCGGAGATGGAGCGGCAATTCCATTTGTATTGCGCCAGTGCGGCCACAAACGCAGATGGGAACGATGTGGACGCAGTTGAGTGGGGAACCATCGAGCAGGGCGTGCTGGAACGGAAACGCTGGGTAAACAGTGTAGAGCCCGAGCCGGAGCCGGAGGGATAACCAAAGGCATAAATGACAAACGAACAGAAGATTTGGAATTTCCTTATTGACATGACGGGCAATCCGTACGGAGCTTCAGGGATAATCGGAAACCTGTACGCTGAAAGCGGATTAAAGCCTACCAATGTTGAGGACAAGCACGAGAGACGGCTTGGAATTGACGAGGCGTGGTATACGCAGGAAGCGGATGCCGGGCTAAACCAGAATTTTGCGAATGACGGAATCGGATACGGGATATCCCAGTGGTCGTATCCAACGCGCAAAGTTTCGTTATGGACTTTCGCCAAGAAGCGAGGCACTTCGATTGGGGAGCTGGAAACCCAGCTCCTTTTTTTATGGCAGGAAGTCGAGCTGGACAAGGTTCTTCAGGACGGGCTTAAAAACGCACGTTCTGTCCGGGAGGCATCCGATTTGTTCCTGACGCGATTTGAAAAGCCGTCAGATCAGAGTGAGTCGGTCAGGGAAAAACGCGCCGCATATGGGGCTGCGTATCTTCAGCGGCTTTGGGAAACAAACGACAGAAAGGAGGGGAACGGCTTGCTTACAAATAAGCAGCTTGCGTCGTTCTGCGAGAAAGTTTACAGCGAGAAATGGTGCTATTGGTACGGCACATACGGCAAGAAATGCTCTCAGGCGTTGTACAATGAGAAGCGGAAACAATACCCGGAGCAATACACAGCATCGCGTGAGAACGGGTATATGACCGACATCCGAAACGGCAAAACGTGCGCGGACTGCGCCGGAATGCTCAAAGCCTTTTTTTGGAAGGGCGGGAACACTGAGGCGACTCCGAAATATGCGTCAAATGGGTTTAAGGACAGGGGAGCCGACAGTATTTTTAAGCTGTGCAAGGAATACGGAGTGATCTCAACGATCCCGGATATCCCGGGCCTTGTCGTATGGCGAAGCGGACACATCGGCGTTTATGTCGGGAACGGCATGACCATCGAGATGAAAGGGTTTGCTTACGACTGCGTCCGGCAGAAGGTCGAGCAGGGGACTTGGACGCACTGGGGCAAGCTTCCCAAAGATGTACTTGAGTACATTGACGGGAAAATTTCCATTGAAGAGTCAGCAAAAGAGACGAACGTGGAAAATACCAAGGACAATTACAAAGTTGCGCGGAAGGTCGTTCGGATAACAAAGGCCGTAAACATTCGGTATGGCAATGGAACAGAGTATGCCATCGCGACAACTGTTGACAAAGGATCGGAGTTTGAATACGTTGCGACCGCTGTAAACGGCTGGTATGCGATCAAATTCGGTTCACAGATCATGTGGGTAAGCGGAAATTATTCGGAGGCGATTGACAAATGAACGGTATTACCCCGACAGACCTGATGACGGCCATTACAGTTTTGCTTGCCGCTTTGGCTGCAATCATAACCATCGACAAGGCGATTGATATCTTCAAAAAATGGAGAACGCCAGCAACGGACATTGCGAAGATGCTTGCAAACGACAAAAGGCGTTTGGACGAACATGAAGACGCGATCAAAGACCTTCAGGTCTGTAACCGGGTCATATGCAATGGCGTACTGGCGCTGTTGGATCACGAATTGCACAATGGCAACGCAGACCAGATGGAAAAGGCACGGGACGACCTGATGAAATACCTGCAGGGACTATTGGTGAAATAAGGAGGCAAATAAATGAACATTGATCTTACCCCCATCTTTCAGGCGATAATCGCACTTCTTGCGGCGCTGATCACATTCAAGCTGATCCCTTGGCTCAAGGGACGCTCAACGGAGCAGCAGATGAAGAATCTGACGGCTGCGGCCCAGATCGCGGCTTATGCCGCTGAACAACTCTACGGAGCCGGAAACGGTGAACAGAAGCTTGATTATGCAATCGCGAAACTCAAAGGCAAGGGATACCATCTTGAAAAAGGTGAGATACGGGAGGCCATCGAAGCTGCCGTCTACCAGATCAACAACGGGCTTGCCGAAGAGGTACCTGTTCTTATCGTTGAAGAGGATGAGGACGAAGAAGTCAACGATGAAGTTGAAGGCGACAAAGCGGAATGAGCTTCGATACCGGACGATGCCCATGCAAGAAAGGATGCCCGGATCGTTCGGCTGAATGCCATGCAACATGCGCGAAGTATTCAGAGTTTGTTGAAAACGAAAACAACAGACGGCACGCGTTGGAAGAGTCCCAAAAATCGGACTATGATATGCTGCGTTATTACGCTTTGCGCAAAGCGAGACGGGAAAGAAACAAGTAAATATGCGCATACCCTGCCTTGACAAGCTTCAAGGCAGGGCTTTTTTCTTTACCAATGAGGTTTCTGATGCGTTGCAATAATGGTTCAGCGGTTGACCAGGATTCCGGAAGCGATGCCGATATTGTCTGGATTATCCCGGACGAATGTGGTACACTGCCTGGCAAGTGGATCCGATGTTTCTCAGTGCTGCAAAGAGCCGGCATTTGATGCAGCTGTCAAGGTGGACACCATCTTCTATGGGAGAATAGTGACAGCAATTATGACAGCAATTGTGGTATGTTCCGGTTTGTTTCGATTTGTTAGGAAATCAGGAAAATCGTTGTATTATAAGGGTTAATGAAATGCATAAAACAGCCCGTATATCACTTGCGACGAATTCGAATCTTGTCGGGCACACCATAATGAAAGCCTTGAAATCATTGAATTTCAAGGCTTTTATTCATTTTTTCAAACTGGTATGACAGCAATTGTGACAGCAATTAGACGTTTTCCCATGATTGGATGACGGCTTGCATCCTGGATGAAGCATCGCGTTTCATGGCATCGGTCACATGACCATAGACGTCCAGTGTGAACGCCACGGAGAAATGCCCAAGGTGTTTCGAAAGGGTCTCATAGTCGACGCCGGCACGGATCGACTCGGTGGCGAAGGTGTGGCGGAGGTCATGGAAACGGCGGTCAGGCAGCCCGATCCCGGCGACGATGCGCTTGTAGACATCGAAAACGGAAGCGTGCGAGAGGCTGTTGCCAAACTGGTCTGTAAAGCAGAGGTTGTCCCGGTTCGACCAGTGCTTTCCGGCAGCTGCTTTCCAGGCAGCCTGGTCACGCTTTTGATCATCGAGCAATCGAATCACGGCATCCGGAACCATGATCCTGCGGCTGTTGCGGCTTTTGGTCGCAGTCAGGACACGGGCGTCACCGGCGTGCCGGCTCAGCGCGAGCTGGCGGTCGACGATCAGCTCGCTGCTTTCCGTGAGGACACGGCTCCATTGGAGCCCGAGGATTTCCGAAAGCCGCATCCCGGTGCAAAGGGCGATGTAATAGATCCTCTCATAGCGTGAGCCCCGGATCGCCTTGAGGAAAGTGGGGATCTGTGCGCCTTCCAGCGGGTGGATGTCACGACCGCCGAGGTCGCTGTCAGGCCGGGGAATGCTGCATCCTGAGGCCGGATTCTCGCGGATATAGCGGATCTCAACGGCTTTTTTCAGGGCTCCGGACAGACAACCGTGAATGTTCCTGATGGTCTTGTATGCGAGCGGCTTTTCCTGGATCTTGTCTTTGCGGGTCAGGTGGTTGATGAAGGTCTGGATCTGATGCGGATTCAGATCGCAAAGGCTCACACGGCCCAAAGCCGGGACGATATGGTTGCGGACGTATCCCTCGTATGCGACCATGCTGCTTGCCTTGACGTCCCTGCAGTACTCGGAGAGCCAGATGGAGAGCCATTGTGAGAGAGGCATCTTCTGTGGGTCAACATACTGGCGGCTATCCACGGATGCAGTGATGCTCCGCAGTGCGACAGCTGCTTCCTCATGGGAAGCGAATCCGCTTTTATATTTGCGTACACCATCGACGGTATACTGGATCTGATATGGATTTTTCCGGCCCTTCAATTTGACGATCGTGCCGGATCCATTGGCAGCTCTTCCTCGTGGCATTGATGTTGCTCCTTTAAGAACATTGCGAAGTACAAAAAGGTGAACGAAAAGAACAGGCTTCGATTCTAAACAGCGTTTGACGATGTTCCCATGTAATTTCTCCGATACAGCACAAAAGCAGTGATACTAAGCTTCAGATACTGTGGTGCTTACCGAATTTATTGATCCGGATACGGGTTGCAGCGCCCGCAGGGACTATAGCCCTGCTCAACAAGATCGGAGGGGTCAGCGGTTATGAACTGACGGGAGATCCCCATCTGGATCGCGTAGTAACAGTAAGGATAGTGGAACTTCTTGGATTCTTCATTGGCAACATAAGTGCTGACGGTCTTGCCTTTCGGGGATGCTGCGAGCTCACGTTCGAAAACAACGTGCAGCGAGTCGACGATCGCGTCCTCCAGCTCGTAAAGCTCCTGGACGGACATGTCCGTCAGGTCACGGCCGTTGACCTTATACACGCCGCCGGCTGCCGCGAAGGCGGCGAAGAGGGCGAACAGCGAAAGGAGCGCAGCGCAGGCGATTAGGATCGGCTTCCGAGGCATAAATATCATCCTTCCTTCTCTATAAGTCTGACATGCAGCACACTTATAAACGCTATATGTGGTACAAAATATCATTCATATATACAGTTTGTAGCGATTGACAAATACATACCGCTATCTATATACTAAATAAGACAGAGCTGCCCGCGCCTCTGCTTTGCAAGCGTACCAGGGGGCCAATCGGGGGCCGATTGTTTGATGGCTCCCGATTCTTTTTTGGAGGCAGATATGAGACAGTTGAAACCGGCACTGACGATAGATGAGCAAATTGAATTGCTTAAATCGCGAAACATGGAAATCACCGATATCAAAGCTGCTCATATTTTCTTACAGAGAACAAATTATTACCGTTTTTCAGGCTATGCGTTCATATTTCAGAAACCGAACGACCAATATCAAAAGGGTACTACCTTTGAACACATTGTCAAGCTAATGTCATTCGACGAAGAAATGCGGCGCAATTTGATGGTTGCACTTGAATCTGCAGAAATATATGCTCGGTCTATTATTGCTCATACCTTTTCATTGTTACATAACAAAGATGGTGGCGCGCACTATAACAGTTCATTTTTTGAAAACCAACTTTATCACGAAGAATATTTGAATACTCTTCAGGATTTGATTGCCCAAAACGCATCCCAACCCTTCGTTAGTCATCATATTCATGCGTTTGGCGGTAAGATGCCAATTTGGTGTGCAGTCGAGCTTATGTCATTTTCAACATTGTCAAAGCTTTACAGCAATATGAATAAGCATGACAAAGATTTAATAGCATCCCAGATGAATATGGACGCTCCACATTTGACAAATTGGCTTCATTGTTTTTCTGTTCTTCGGAATGCCTGTGCACATTATGGACGTCTGTATAATCTAATCTATTCACCCAAAGTGTCTCTTGGAGGGGCTTTCCTTCGATCAAATCCCGATGTTTCACAAGACACATTGTTTGCATATATCGTGGCGTTATTACGCTTCTTGCCTGATGACTTAAATAAAAAGCATTTTGTTCTTCATCTGGACGAATTAATTGAAAGAAATCTCTCATTGATTCAACTCCCTTTAATTGGGTTTCCGCAAAACTGGAAATACATATTGAATGATCATAAAAACATTTCACTCAAGCCGGTTTCTGGAAGGGAATAGTTGATAATGCACGGCTGATTCAATCGGTTCACATTTATTCGAAGCCATCCTGTTATTTCAGACAGAGTTTTCAGAGTATTGCAATCTACAAGGTCTCATCCTGCCGCCTTCGGGCGGCTTTTTCCTGCGCGGAATCAAGCAGAGCAGATCTGTTAATGCCATATCCGATAATCGCTTTTTTCGTCCGGGGGTGTCATCTTCAAACTGTGACAATTTGTCACGGTTTCGTTTCCTTCAGATATCAAATCCCTCTGCAAAAGGCATAAAGAAAGAGAGCCCTCGCCCGCAAGCGGGTGGATACTCTCCGGCTCCGGATAAATCCGGTCGCTCTGTCGAAAGCATTTTAAAGCAGTGAGTATATACTGTCAACATTGTTTTGTAACGATTCATGTTCATGCAAACATACACAAGCAAATTGAAACAAAAAAAGCTGCTTTCAGCGGGCTGCTCATCCGGTTTCCTCCATAAAAAAAGTCCCAGCGTGGTTCGCTTGTACTGCAAAGTACCTCAGCGTGCTGGGCTCTAACATTTACAGTATAAACGATAGATGGCCTGTTTGGCAATACGGAATATAAAGTTATACGATCACTTCACATCGCTCTGGAAGGCGACGGCTTTGCCGATAACACGGACGTCGGATTCGGAGTCGGAGGAGATGATGATCGGTTGGTAGGAGGGGTTTTCGGGCCATAAGACCAGGTCGTCGCCGGCATGGCGGACGCGTTTCAATGTGGTTTCGCCATCGATCATGACCGCGGCGATCTCCCCGTCGTCGACAGCCGGCTGGGAGCGGATGAAGACCACGTCGCCGTCCAGGATCCGCGCGCCGGTCATGGATTCCCCGTGGGCGCGAAGGGCAAAATCCGCTTTGACTTCCGAGCCGGCTTCGACGTAGGCTTCGAAGGTGTCGCCCGGCTCCGTGGGCTGCCCGCACGCGATGTCGCCCAGCAGCGGGATCTTCTGCGTCGCGATCGGAAGGATGTCCGGGGAGTCCGGAAGGGAGGGGGAAGGAACATCCTGCTTTTGGTCAGTCATTGGCACATCGTAACCCATCAACCAGGCTGGCGATACATTCAAAGCTTCAGAAAGTACAGTAAGCTTATCCGATCCCGGTTTTACTCTTCCTTTTACCCATTCACTGATCTGGCCTTTGCTGATATTGATCCCGTATTTATCACCAATAGGCTTGCACATTTCCAATATTTCAACCTGCTTCAAATTGCGGTTGGTCATAATTTCCTTTAAACGCTCAGAAGTTGAAGATTTTTTTGACATATTAATTCACCCCTTACAGACAGCATTTTAACATGCGATGAATATTCGTTCAACAAAAATGTTCGAAAATTCGAAAAAATTTATCAAAACCCGTTGACAAGTTCGATATTAAGGACTATGATTCAGAAGTACGACATATCGAACCATGCGAAGGAGGCCCAAAACATGTTATTTGATTATCGGAAACTGCTTGGCCGTATCACGGAAATGTGTGGTACACAAGCTAATTTTGCTAAGCGAATCAATGTTTCAGAGCGCAGTATCTCATTGAAATTGAATAACAAATTATCATTTAGACAAGACGAGATTGAAGAGATTTGCAAAGAATTGGACATACCACAGGAACAGGTTGGACTATATTTTTTTACCAAGCAAGTTCGAGATGTAGAACATTTTAAGACAGCTTGATAAGCCGAAACAGTGGCCATAGCCACTGTCCGGCGGGGACGGCCTCCCGCCGCTGATGAGGCAGGCCGAGTGAACGGACCGGACCTTGACAACCGAATAACGGAAACGAACCTGACCGGACGGAGCCAGAGCGCCGGAAGCGCAGCCTGCGCGGCGATACAGGGGCCAGAGACCTGCGAGCGAGGGCACCAGGCGTGATCGGTCCCGGGAGGGCGAGAGTACACGAAGAACATTGAAGACAACAAGATGCTACACGAAACGACATGTTTTGACATAAAACCTCATCCGTCAGCCTACGGCTGACACCTTCCCCAAAGGGGAAGGCTTGACAAACCGGCGGGGAGCAAGCCTCTCCGCCGGACCTGGGACATGAACGGAGGAACCCATGTATTCGGATAAAGACTGGTTTTCCATCATCGCCAGCATCCTGGCAATCCTGATCAGCCTTACGTCCATCGCACTCAAGGTCTTCTTCCCGGTCAAAACCACGGAAGAAGTCCGCGTCCCTGAAATTCAAGAAGTAGTGCAGCAAGAGAAATGATTATTGCGATGATTGACAGAATTCGTGTCCATCGCCTGTCATTTCGAAGACTTTTCCGATATTCCAGATAACGACGTCCTTTATCGGAAATGCAGATCATAGTGCATTTTTTATGTCGCCTGATTTTGCATTCTTTTAGTTCGGTAAAACCCAAAGGCCATATGGCGTTGTAAAAATCTTCTGTGATCCTCCTGCTTCGCTTCAATCGAGCAAGGGCGCGGATCTCAGATCTTGTCAGATGGATTTCGGAAAACGGAGTACCCATACGATCACCTCAAAAAGAGGATACCAGAAACCATGCGCATTCGAAAGACTGCGCTTTTTTCGACGACAAAGGAGGAAGAACAAATGCAGGACGCCATGAACAAAAGCGCGGACGCCGGCTTCGAGAACACGTTCCGGGCGCTGCTGAAGGCGGCCGTGAAAGAGAGCCTGGCAGAGCTGGAAGCGGAGCGTGCCGGCACGGACGCATACAGGGATCCGGGAATGTACACGCGGAAGGAAGCGGCAGCGCTGGCCAAGGTCAGCCTGCCCCAGCTGGACCAGTGGATCCGCTCGGAAGGACTTCCGGTGTTCCGGGTCGGCCGCAACTACAGGATCCCAGCGGACGAGTACCATGCATGGCTGCGGAAGCACGTCGCATCCGGCAGAGGAGGTGCGGAGCATGTGTGAATACTGTCATCAGCTGCACTGCCCGCCCGGCTGCCCGAACTATGCGCCGCGGATGAGCGGACTGACGTGCGAGGAGTGCGGGGAACCGATCCCCGTGGGCGCCGTTTACTGGGATGTCGACGGAGCCTGCGTCTGCGACGACTGCCTGAAGACGATCAGCGTCTTCGACCTTCTGGATCGCAAAGGAATGACGTACAGCGACCTGCTGGAACTGCTGGACATCCGGCAGATGGAGGCGGAGGAGAGCTCCGAGGGGATCGACAGGAGGGACGAACGATGCTGACGCAGATCTCCACGCGCGGCATGTCGCGGGACGACTGGCTTGCCCTGCGGCGCGGTTCCCTGGGCGGAAGCGACGCCGCGGCGGTGATCGGAATGAGCGAATGGAGCACGCCCTACAGCGTCTGGCTGGACAAGACGGGGCGGTCCGCACCGAAGGAGCCGACCGAGGCCATGCGCCTTGGGACGGACCTGGAGGACTACGTCGCCGGCCGTTTCACGGAGGCGACCGGAAAAAAAGTGCGGCGGCGCAACGCGATCCTTCGGAACGACGCGTTCCCGTTCGCGCATGCCAACATCGACAGGGAAGTCGTCGGCGAGGAGGCGATCCTCGAGTGCAAAACGGCGTCCAGGCTGAGCCTGAAGCGCTTTGCGAACGGTGAATTCCCACAGAACTACTACGTGCAGGTGATGCACTACCTCGCGGTCACAGGGGCCAGGAAAGCGTATATCGCGGCCCTTGTGCTGCAGGAGGGCCTGCACATCTACGAAGTCCCGAGGGACGAGGACGAGATCGCCGCGCTGATGAAAGCGGAGGCGGACTTCTGGCGGTACGTTGAGCGGGACGAGGAACCGGTCGTGACGGCTGCCGACGGTGAAGCGCTGATCACTGCGCACCCGGAGAGCCATGACGGTTCTGTCGAACTGTTCGGACGGAGCGGGGACCTTGGAAGGTACCTGGAGATCCAGGAGCAGATCAAAGCGCTCAAGAAGGAGGCGGACGGCATCTCCGCCGTTATCAAGCAGGATCTCGGCGACTGCGAGCGCGGCGTCGGCGAGACGTACACGGCGACCTGGAAAACCGAAACGCGCAGGACATTCGACCGCGAAGCCTTTGTGAAGGCACGTCCGGACGTGGACCTCACGCCCTGGATGAAGGAAAGCAAAACGAGAGTATTCAGAGTGAAGAAGAACGGAGGAGACCGGAATGACGACTAACGCGATCCAGCAGGCTACGGCGAAAGCGCCGTCCGACCGCAAACAGCAGACCACACTCAAACAGTACGTCGACAGCATGAAGAGCGAGATCCAGCGAGCCCTGCCCTCGGTGATGACGCCGGAGCGCTTCACCCGCATCACGCTCAGCGCCCTCAGCGGGAACCCGCAGCTGCAGCAGAGCACGCCGCAGAGCTTCCTGGCCGCCATGATGACGGCCGCGCAGCTGGGCATGGAACCCAACACGCCGCTCGGCCAGGCGTACCTGATCCCATATCGTAACCATGGCGTTATGGAGACGCAGTTCCAGCTCGGGTACAAGGGCCTGATCGACCTGGCGTACAGGAGCGGAGAGATCAGCGTCATCCAGGCGCACACGGTGTACGCCAAGGACGATTTTGACTACGAATTCGGCCTTGAGCCGAAACTGACGCACAGACCGTACATGGGCGCCGACAAAGGCGACCCGGTGGCATTCTACGGCATGTTCAAGACGAAGGACGGCGGCTTCGGATTCGAAGTGATGAGCGTCGATGACGTCCGTGCGCACGCACGCCGGTACAGCAAGGCTTATGACTCCGAAACCAGCCCCTGGCGAACTTCTTTTGAGGAGATGGCCAAAAAAACGGTGCTCAAGAGGGTGCTCAAGTACGCGCCGCTCAAGAGCGATTTTGCGCGGCAGCTCGCGGCGGACGGTACGATCCGGCGCGACATCGCGCCTGACATGACGGAAGTCCCGTCTGATCCTGCGGTCTACACAGACGCCGAGATCGTCGACCATGAAAGCGGCGAAGTCATCCGCACGGAAGCGGAGGTCAAGCCCGCCGAACGCTGACAACAGGATCCCGCCGACCGGGGAGGAGGTGACAGGGGTTGACGGGCGGGTACATCAAGCTGCACCGGAAGCTGCTGGACTGGGAATGGATCGGATCGCCCGAGACGCTGTGCCTGTTCGTACACCTGCTTCTCCGGGCGGCCTGGGAGGAACGGGCGGAGGGACGGACCACCCTCCGTCCCGGCCAGGTGATCATCGGGCGCCGGCAGCTCGCGGAGGATACGGGGCTGTCGGTCCAGCAGGTCCGGACAGCCCTTGGCCACCTGCAATCGACCGGCGAAATCAACCTTGCGACTTCACAGGGATGCCGGGCGGTCATCGTGACGATCCGGAACTGGGAGAAGTACCAGGGCACCGGAATCGATGCTGTTGAACGGCATCAACCAAGTTATCAACCAAGTTCCACGCGAAGTGATCAACCAAGTTCACGAACCCGGAAACCCTTACAGAATAAGGGCTGTCGCGGACAGGACAAAGAGAACCAACCAAGTTATCAACCAAGTTATCAACCAAGTTGCGACCCCATGTTACTTAACGTAAATACCGATACTTGTATTAAAGAACTTAAAGAAGAGAGTAAGAACGCGCGCGCGCGCACGCGTACGTACGGGGCGTTCGTGCGCCTGACGGACGAGGAGCACGACCGTCTGGTCGGCGAGTTCGGCGAGGCTTTCACGGAGGCCTGCATCGAGCGCCTGAACAATTACATCGGGTCCCACGGGGACAGATACAAGTCGCATTACTACACGATTCGCAACTGGGTGAAGGACGCTGTCCGGGAAGACGCGGAGCGCAGTGACGGCGCCGCGGCAAAAGCCGGGAAACGGGCCCGCCGCGTGGCGGAGCAGAACTACACCCAGCGCGAGTACACCGATGAGCAGCTGGAATCGCTGATCGCGGAGATCTGAGGAGGCAGCATCCATGAGGAGCTTTTATTACACCTTCGGGAGCGACCCGGAGTTTCCGTTCGGCCGCGACGATTACGTCGAGGTACGGGCGACCGACCACCTTCAGGCTGACCTGCTGTTCTCGCAGGTCCATCCAAAGCGGCAGGGATCGGGGCTGATCAACTGCTCCTTTGTCTACACGCAGGACGAGTGGGCGTCTACAGGACCGAAATACTATGGCGACAGGCCGCCGGCAGAGATCATCGAGCTGACGGTCAGGAAGGGGGCGGAGACGTGAGGACAACGCTTCGATGGATCGCAAGGCTTTGCGCCGCCGTGCTGATGCTTTGGCTGATGTTCCTGAAACCGGCGGACACCGGCTGTAAGCTGATGGTCATGCTGGGCCTTGCCTGGTTCGCTGCGGAGTGCCTACGGGATTCAAAAACAGAACAGCGCAGGCAGCGCTGCCGCAGGGCATTGCTGAACTGCGACTTCAGCCGCCCGAAACGCCCCAGGACCTTCGTGATCCCGGAGCGATTGGTCCGGAACCTGTGAGCGGAGACAAACGATGGACAAGATCGCACGGGCG